TGGCGTTGGGTATCAGACTCTTGACGTTCTATTTGCATGGCGTTGTAAGCGACTAAAAACGCCCCTTCTATCCGTAGAGCCGCTATTTTAGAAAGATAATACAACGCGTCGTCAATTTCCTCAAACGAGGTTTTTTTACTAAGCAAATCGCCTTCATATTGCTCTTTCAATTCAAGGCAGGAAAATTCAACATAAACTTCCTTTTGTTCCGGTTCTATTTTCAGTGTGTGGCTTTTTTCAAAAAGATACTTAATGATAAAGTAAGCCAAATCAATCCGTCGCTTATATTTTTCGGATAAATCGTCCCTGCCAAAGTTTGATTTGACAATAAGTATGTCTTTTGCCTCGCTTCGCGCGCGCTTAATCCAATTCTTAACCGCATAAAAGTTGAAAATCGTGGTAAGCTTTTGGACGGTAACATCAGGCGCGGTTTGCTCGCAAGCCTTGTTTAATTCTTTAAGGTTGAGCCTTTTCTCCGCCTCGGACAATGCGTCGATAACGGCGGTTTCAATTTGAGCGTACTGAGAGAGTATCGCCAGCGACGCGTTTTCTTTGCTGCTTTTCTTAATAGAAGCGGTTAAGTCCTTCGCGTCCGCCAAAATCCGCTCCTCACGAAGTATATTGATTGCCCTTATGACGTTTTCTTTAACAATTCCCAAGCGGTCGGAAATATAATCTATCCGCGACTCGCCGTCCTCATTCCCCGCTTTGTCCTCATTTTTCGCTTTGTCGGCATTTTTTGCTTTCGCTATGGATTTTGCGGACAACAGGCTTTTTATGATACGGACGGCGTCCTGCCGCTCATTATCGCTGCTGAAACGGTGCGAAGCGTTTATTCGCTCTACGGCTTCTTTCATGGTTTTTACCAAAATACTGTTGGCAAAAATCTTAGGCATATTTTGCCCGCGTTTCATAAAGCCCGACTCTTCGAGCGCCGCGATTGCCGTTTTTACTCGCATTTCAACGTCCGCAATCGAATCGTCCCATCCGGCGTCACGGGCAATCTCTAACGCGGATTTTGAAGCGGAGGCACGAAACCTTGTGATTTTTTTAATGGCTCGCCATACCTGTTGTATTTCCTTTATGCTTAATTTCGTTTGGTTCAAGAGTATAAAATGCTTATTCAAATCCTCCTCGTCAAAAAGCACAAAGCACTCGGCGTTCATGTTTTCGTCCCGCCCCGCTCTGCCCGCCTCTTGAACATAGTCCTCCAAACTGGTGGAAATATCGTAGTGAATTACCATGCCGACATTGCTTTTGTCCACACCCATTCCAAAAGCGGTCGTCGCGACAATGATGCGGGTATCGCCGCGCATAAACTTTTCTTGGTTATCTATGCGCTCTTGCCTCTCCATTCGCCCGTGATACGGCACCGCCCCGCCTATAACTCCGTCAACGGTAAGCCTGTCGGCGATGTCCTTTGCGCGTTTTGTCCGCGACACATAGACAATCGCAGGACAGTCATGCGTTTCAAGCAACATTCTTAACTGGTAATATTTTTCCTCCGCCGAGGTTTTGGTAAAAACGTAATAGGATAGATTCTTTCTCCCTGCGTCGCTTTTGAAAAGTTCCAAATCAAGCGACAGTTTTTCCTTGAAGTAGTTTATTATATCCTCAATTACTCTTAGCTTCGCGGTCGCCGTAAAGCAGGAAACGGGGATTGGCTCCGTCAGCCTTTTCTTTTCTTGGTACTCCTTGATAAAATCCCCGATATATAAATAGTCGACGCGGAAATCCTGCCCCCATGACGAAAAACAGTGCGCCTCGTCAATTACAAACCGCACGATATTACGCTTCAACAGTAAAGTTTCCATAGTTTTTGAACGCAGGCTTTCGGGCGAAATATAGAGTATCGAAGCGGAGCCGTCCTCCACAAGCTCACACGCTTTTGCCCTCTCTATCGGGTCGAGCGCGCCGTTTATGGTGACCGCCTCCGTAATGTTTTTTTCCGCAAGGTTGTCCACTTGGTCTTTCATCAGCGATTGCAACGGCGAAATGACGACCGTCAAGCCCCTGACCGCCTCGCTCTGAATAAGCGCGGGTAACTGGAAGGTAATGGACTTGCCGCCGCCCGTCGGAAAAATTGCAAGCAATGATTTGCCGTCGATTGCCGCCGTCGCCGCGTCTTCTTGAAGCGGCTTCCCCTCGTAAGTTCTGAATGAGGGGTAGCCAAATAACCTTTTAAGCGCGTTTTTGGGGTCAATGGTGCTGTCGCAATAAACGCATCCGCCTATGCAACGGCGACTGCGCAGGTGATAAATTACGTTTTCGACAAGCGGGTAATGCCTTAACACCCACGGCGGCGTCACGGAATATTTATTTTCCGCATTGATTAGCGCGAGCGAATACGCAAGCTCAATAGGCGCGTTTTTTATGTGCTTTGCGACGTCCGCGTTTTCGCAAATTTTGCCGTCAAAATAGTTTTTTATGTTTTTCACACAGTCCGCGTTTGTCGAATAGCCGATAAAACGGAAAAAGTCCCTAAATTCGTTTTTGTCGTGAAGTAAGGCGTAAAAAATACCTTTCAATCTCTCATCCAATAAGTTAAATGCGGATATCTCGTCGAAAAATAAATCTCGCGCGAGTTTTGAGTCTAAAAGCGGGTTGTTATGTTCTTCCTCCGATACTATTTTGTATTGTTTGCCGATTGCATGATACGGTTTGGACGGAAACAGCAGCGGCGATAAGTAAAGCGTATCAATAAACTTTCTGACGGATGAGCGTTGAATAATGTCTTTTACGTACTTAAAGTCATGCTCGAAAGCGTTATGTCCGCAAAGATACTCCGCGCCTTGGATGAACGAAGAAAACGCAGAAAAACTGTCGGCGTGAAATTCCTTGCCGTCATTGCCGACCGCCCCGATATCCAAAACCTTCGTGCCTTGACTGTCGGTTTCTATATCAAAAAACACAATCCGCGACAATACCCTTTCCTCCGTTCATATTGTCTTTTCGTCTTCTATATTGCCATTGTTTTTTTCTGCATCTATATTCTGCCCATAACATCAAGCAGTTGTTGATAGTTCGTTACATCGTGGTATCTGACTTCGCTTGTTGAAAGTTCGTTGAATAGCTTTCGGGCGCAATGAATTTTTGCCGCCTCAATAGCTCGAATATCAAGGCTTGAAAGACTGCCTTTTGTTTCTGCAATAAAGTAAATGTGCTTGACAGAACCCTCGTTAAAAGCAATCGCCCAATCGGGGCTGTAATTGCCGACAGGAGTGGGGATGTGGAATCCACGCGGCAGTTTTGCATAAACGCATACCTCGTTAGCGTTATCCAAATCCTCGGCAAAGCGGCGTTCTACGCTCTTTTCCGCAGTACCGTCCGTAAAAACATAGTCTTGTATGTGCTTGCTTGCCTTAAACGCTTTGTCAAACTCAGCCTTGTTCTTTTGCGCCGTGAATATATCGGCCGCATACACTCCGTCCGTTAAATTGTAGGTTATATGCTCTACGGTCAAAGCGGCTTTCTGCTCGTTAATAAGCAGAATTGCTTTGTTGATAAATTCTTCGGGGTTTGCCCGATAAAACATAAAGGTTTTAGGTGCTATCCCTTGCAAAATCCTGACAACAGTCTTGCGTGTTAGGGTAGTACCGAGCGCAATCTTGCCGATAAGGTCATACTCGACATCAGAACTGACAATTTTCAATTCCTTCGTTTCGGTCTTGCCGTGTGTGAACGAATCGCCGCGCTTTAATGCGTCTGCGTTCATTTCGCTTTTTTGAATACCCGTTGTCGTTACATATTTGAGTTGGGTTACAAACAGCTTGTCGTCCAAATGCCGTATCGCTTTTTTGATAAGCTCATCGCTATCAAAGGTTACATCGTAGGTGTATCTGTGGTTAATCCGCCGCCATAATTCCTGAAACTCTCTTTTGTTGAAGTTATCGTTTAGCTTGTTTTCGACGGTTGATTTGTTCGCATTTTCAATCATATCCTTCGGTAGTTCACCGCTGAATACAGAGCCTATAAGCGTTTGAATACTGTCCGCATAGGGTTTTAATTCTTCGGGTAGCGGGGCAAGCGTACCTGCGGCGGCTTGTGTGCGATAAACTTCGGTTATGTTGTCGTTATCGTCCGCATAGCCGTTGTTGTTGAGGTACATATAGATTTTCTTAGCAAGCCCCTTGTCAAGCTGCCGTGTGTTGCCCTCGGCATCCTTGACAATCTTTGCCTCGAAGTATTCGATGGTTGCTTTTGTCGGACGGTCATAGAGTTCTTCTTTAATCTCTTTTTGCAAGGCGGTAACAAAATCTGCGTAGCTGTCCGAAGCGATAACCGTCAGTTTATTTATCTCGTGAACGCTGATATGCGGAACGCTTGCGTCCATTCTGTCGCCCTCGCTGTTTACGCAAATACGCATACCGCGCCCGACTTCCTGCCTCTTTGTAACCGTGCTGTCGCTCTTTTTAAGAGTGCAAATTTGAAACACATTGGGATTATCCCAGCCCTCGCGGAGTGCCGAGTGGCTGAAAATAAATCGTGTCGGTTCTTCAAAACTGAGTAGCCGTTCTTTGTTTTTCAATATCAATTCGTAAGCGGAAATATCGTCCGAAAGCCCTGCGTCCTCGCCGCGTTTAATAACGGACGGGTCGGTGCTTCTGCCCGTCTTTTTGTCTATACTGAAATACCCGTTATGCGTTTTCTTGCCCTGTAAGCGGCGTAAATAGGCTATATACGGCGTTTCCATATTGTCAAGCCTTATCTTTTCGCTGACAATGCTTGCGTATTCCCGCTCGAAAATGTACGCGTACTCACCGTTGACTTCTGCGCCGCTCTCGTTGTATTGCTTGTATTTTGCCACTTCATCGATAAAGAATAGGGACAGCGTTTTAATGCCTTTATAAAAGTTGCTTTCCTCTTTTTCAAAGTGGGAGAGGATAGTTTCGCGTATCTGAACGCGGCGAATATCCCGCTCGGCAACATTGCCGATAGCCTCACCAATCTTTATAGTTGTGCCGTTAAGGAAAGTAACGGTGTTAGTCAAAGGATTTATGTCGCTGATAACATAATTGTTTTTGTATTGTTCAAGCGGCGGTATACCTTTTCCCGCGCTTTCGTAGTAAAGGTTGTCTTTTGCTTTCAGTATTCGGGGTTCGCGATTTATGCCTTTTTGATAGTTGATTTCAAACTCTATCCTTGCCATCGGCGGCTTGTCCTTTGACAAAACAATTCCGCTCAAATACAGATAACCGCTTGTACCGCGCAGGTTCTTCAATTCAAAGCCCTTGACCTCGATTTTCTTGACGAGTTTTTTGTTGTAGGATTCCAAAGCGTCCAAAACATAGACAAGGTTGTTGACTTTCTTGTGCGTAGCCGAAAAGCTCAAAACAAACAGCGGATTAAAGGTTTTCAGCTTCTCTTGCGTCTTTTCGCCGCCTAATTTTTGCGGCTCGTCAAGGATAACGATAGGACGGTTTTTTGCGATAACGTCGATAGGCTTGCGTCCGGCGAAGTCGTCAAGTACCATATCAATACGCCGAGCGTCCTTGCCCGTAGCGTTAAACGCTTGCGCGTTGATTATCATTACATTGATTGCCGCACTGCTACTGAAAGTGTCAAGCTCCTGCAACCTTGCACTGTTGTAGATAAAGAACCGCGCCTTTTTGCCGTAGTATTCCATAAAGTGGTCTTGCGTTTGCTCAAAGCTCTTTTTCACGCCCTCGCGGATAGCAATAGAGGGAACGACAACGATAAACTTGCTCCATCCGTATTTTTTGTGCAGCTCAAAGATTGATTTTATATAGACATAGGTTTTGCCCGTGCCCGTTTCCATTTCTATATCAAGCGAAACTCTGCCTAAGTGCGTATGCAGTTTATCGGATAACCGAATATTATTTTCGGATTGAATGGCGTGAATATTAGACAGCAGGGCTTCGTCGCTAAGGATAATCTTGGCGTTTTCAAAGCCCGTATCGTCCTTTTCAAAACCGCTGTTGGAGAGGTCGAATATAGACTGCTGTGCGTCCGGCTTTTTAATGCCCAAATCACGGGTATACTTCACGCGGTCAAGGAACGGCTGTCCCTCGAACACCCGCTCAATCGCGTTTACCGCGTCGGTCTGATACTGTTGTATCTTGAATTTGAATTTCATAATGTTCCTCGTCTATTTGTAAAACGCTTTCGAGCCGATTCTTTCTGTCAAAAATTCGAGTTCGTTCGTTCTTTTTATCGCCCGTAATATGTTTTGAAGTATGGCCTCTGAATCCTCTTTTGTTATTTCCTCTTTTGGCTTTTTTATCGTTTTTGTTGCCTTATCTAAATCAACATATAAGGAGTTATTTCTTTCTTTTAACCACGGTTTATATTTGCTCTCGTCATAAATGATTGTCGCCTTAATACTCGGAAGTCCGATTTTATTAACCGTGCCGTCCTGCGTTAGCATACAGTTACTATGCTGATATGCCATTTTCAAACTATGGTCGCGAAAACCCGCTTCAAACTCGCTGTCTGAAACTATATCGTTTATATAGTCGCAAACCAATAAATCCTTTCCCATTTCTTCCAAAGCCGTATAGCTTAACGCAAAACTTTTTGAATAAAAGCCGTTATCAAAAAGAAGTTGCGCCGCCGCTACAAGGTCATTTATATTTTCCCTACACGCGGCGGTTAAATCCCAATAAATTTTTGACGTTCTTTCAATTTTCTTTGTTATGTCGCTTTTCGTTTTCTCTTTCTTTTTTGTTTCCACTATATAACCCTCCTTGCGGTTGTGGGGCTAAAGGTTTAGAAGATTTGGTCGAAGCTGCATGTCTATTTTTTGTCCTCGTCACTTCGCTTATTATCTTTTTTTGTCCAATCGCCCTCTGATAAACTAACTTGTTCCGGACGCGCTTCTCTTATCTTAGCGTCCAACTGCTCCATGGTTATGTGTGCTTTATCTATCGTTTCTTTTAACTCCGCCTTAATGCCAAAAGCACTAATTGATTTTAGTGAGTCGAAATTTATTGTCAAAATAGCGACTAAGGATATACCTGCGAAAATACCCAACAAATCCATTCTATCTAAGCAAGCAAATAGAATTGCTGGTGCATACAAAACAACTAAGCTTATTATCGTTTTAATTGCTTTTTTCTCTTTTCGACCTTTTCTTTTTTCTCTTTGTCATATGTTTTTTCTGACTTTTCTTCCATCTTAAATCACCCTCCTTGTGGTGGTGGGGCTGTATGTTTCAAAGATTTGGTCGAAGGATACCATTATATCGTCGCGCCCGAATGATGAATCACGGAAAACGGCGTATAAGGGTTTGAGTTTGGCGATTGCGGTTACGGTTTCTTTGGTTATGTCTTTGTCAAAACAGCAAATGAGGTTGTCGCCGCCGACGGTGAAAACCTTTTTGCCGCCGAGGGTTTCGACGGTTATCGGGGAGGATAGGTCTACGCCCATATCGAGCATTACTTGGAAAAGCAAATCTTCGGGGCTACGGTCGTCTTTTATATTGTCCTCAAATTGCGACATAAGGTCTTGCGACACCGCCTCGGGGTTGTAGAATACGGGTTTCATGTTGCTTGTATCGGTTTTCAAAACTCGGAAGCCAATATCAAGATTTGTTAAAACTTTGTCGTCTATGGCGGGTGTAACTTTTAAGGCGTACTTGTCGTCAAATGTCAAATTTCCGCTTTCATCAAGGGACGTTTGTCTGCTCATTAGCTTGTTCTTGTCTACGTCAATCGTAATTATTTTGCCTTGTTCTTTTATCTTTTTTCCTGCGCGGCGTATCCGCTCTTTTCCTATTTCGGTAAGTTTTCTTACCTTGCCGTTTTTGTCGCAAAAATCTATCGCGCCTTGTATAGCGTCGCGTTCTTTTTTATCGGAGGCGATTTTTAGGTTTTCATCTAAATCAACGGGTATCTGCGCCATTATATATCTGCGGTTTCCGCCGTCCTCGGCGTTTAACTGCATTACAGCGTGTGCCGTTGTAGCCGAGCCGCTAAAAAAGTCAAGGACTATTGCTTCTCTGTCGTTTGACGTTGCTGCATAGACGGCATCTCTAACTCCGTGTAAACTTTTAGGGTATGTAAACCCCGAACTTCCTAAAAGTTTTTCAACAAGTTTTGTTCCATATTCGCTTGCATCGTATCTTGCATTATTCCAAATGCTACGCATTGTACCCATATCCTTATTGAATATGATTTGTAACGAATTCCGCCCAGACTTAACTTCTAATTTATCACGTATTGTGTCTATGCTTTGCCTCGCATAACGCCACTTTTTTTCGTCGCCGTCGTCAGTCATAGGATAAATGGCAATGCGACCGTTATCTAACTGAACGTTTGCAGATTCGGGGTGGAAACTGTCATTCGGCACTTCGCCAATGTCAACAATCTTGTTATTTTTTACAATAAACGGATAGAAGCAATTTCGAGCGTCGGTTCTATCCGACTCCGTTCCGCTGTCGCGCAGGGTACGAGAATCGACCTCGTCTTTCGGAAAATCTGCTAAATACTTTTTATTGTTTGATGGATAAATGAAAATCCAGTATTCGTTGACGTAAGAGAAGTTATCCCCTTGTTGCCCGCGAGGATTGTGAACAACTGAAACGTGCCCATGTTCGTATGCGCCCTCAATAAACAATTCCTTAAGCAAAAGTGAAACAGTGGCAAACTCATTTTCGTCTATGGTTAGCACAAAAACGCCGTCCTCAGAAAGCAAGTTTTTACCGAGCATGAGCAAAGGGTATATCATTGATAGCCACGACGAATGGAAGCGTCCGCAGGTGCGCGGGTTAGAGACAAGCCGCCCGCCATCTTCGTCGACCATGCCTGCCGCTTCTAAATAGGTGTCTTCGTCAACTGAAAAATCGTTTTTGTAAATGAGATTGCGTCCCGTATTGTAAGGCGGGTCGATGAAAATCATTTTGACTTTATGTAGATATGTTTCCTGCAATAGTTTCAAAACGTCGAGGTTGTTACCCTCTATATATAAATTTTTCGTGGTGTCAAAATTCACACTTTCCTCACGGCAAGGGCGAAGTGTGCTTGTAATTGGGCTATTTGCAAGCAAAATGCTACTTTTCTTGCCAGTCCAATTTAAGTGGTATCGCTCGTCTGCACCCTCCACGGCAAAGCCCGACAGCTCTTGCCGAAGCAAGTCAAAATCGACAACCCGTGCCATTTTGCCGTCCGCGCCGATACTTTCGGTTACGCAATTCGGAAACAACGCCGCTATTCTCTCGACGTTCTCGCTTACCTTATTCGGTGTCTGCATTTTTAACTTATCCATTGTTACATCCTCCTTGCTTTAAGGGCAGTTTGTAATAGCTTAATTTGAATTTGTTGTCTTTTTCTTGTAAGTTCATTTTATATGTCGGAATACCCTTGTCCCTTACGAGTTCTTTTATCATTCTTTCATTGACCTCGGATATTTTACAGCCTAAATACACCGCTTTGGGACGCAAAGTTATGGTGTTTCCTTTGGGCTTCGGTTCTAAGCAAGTATAAATTACGCGCCATTCTTTTTCGTATTTCCAATCAAGAGCCTTGATAATATTTGCCTTGATATACAGGAACACGTCTGGCGTAATAAACGGCATTTTGTCGTCGTATATTTGTTGCATTGCTAAATGTCCCGCCCTTTCAATAAGCAAATTTGAAGCATCAAAACGCTCTTTGCGATACAGTACAGGATACGCGCTGACAAAATATTCGTAAGAACAAGGCTTTGTTGGACAACTATCGTATGGTGATTGTAAGTTTCTCAAATCATATTCAACGGCAAATCCCCTGTGATAATCCGCATAATGACTCCACATAAGCATGGATTTTATTTTTTCAGAAAAACACGCAATATATGTTTTGTTGGCGTTTATGTCGTTAATAGTGGCTTCTATTTTATCGCATATTTTGACAACCTCACCCTTGACTTTTTCTACAATGTCGCCCTCTAATCCGTCCACCTTGCTTATTCCCGCGTTGTATTCCGTATCGCCTAACTGCTTTACGAAATCGACCGCCATGCCAATAAAATTCGTCATGTTCGGCAAATCGGAAATTTTTGGCGACTGCGCTATGTTTCGCATTGTGTTAATCGGATCAAGAATGTTCCCCTTATTCCATTTGCCAACGTCCAATTTTAGCAAATCGTCATTGAAGAAAACCTTGCAATCATACGGGTCGTTAAATTTGGATGGCGTATTAAAATATACTGCGTCCCTTAGGAGCGCGTCAAAATTTTTCTCGTTACAAGTCCTATATCTATACAGTTTACCGGGGATTATCCCACGCACCATATTAAGAATATCGACTGTTTTTTCTTTCGATTTCGGGTCGTCGCCGCTTATATTAGCCGAAAACAGCTTTTTTTCAAACTCCTGTACTTTACTCATGTGTCTAATTGTTGTCCTCGTCCTTTTTGTTTTTGCCTTTTAGGGCTTTTAGTTGCTCTTTTTCTAATTCGGGGATTGACTTTTTGGGGGTAGGTAGGTTTTCAGGCATAGTACCGCCGATTTCTTTTATTGCTTTGCGGACGGCCTTACCCACCTGTTTATGCACAACGTTTGCGGCGGCAGGGGTTTTTACCCCGTCCCTTTTTAACTTTTCTTCCGTTTGGGTAACGCGGAATATATTTGCCGCAAGCTCCGTGCTTCCCATATAATCGAGTATGTGCTGCCCCTCGCTTAATCCCTTGCGGGCGGCAATGATTTTGGCGGTTTCGCCGCCGTACAGCCCCATATATCCGTAGTCTTGGAATGTCGCGTATTGCTCTTGTGTGCGTATGCCACTGCGATGAGCCGCTTCTACAAGAAGCATATTCTTTTGCCGCATATCGCCGCGTAAAAACAGCCGGCGTTCGTCCTCGGTTAAAATGGCGTACAGCTCATTAAGTTCCTGCTGACGTGTTTTTACGGCAAAATAGGTTTGTCCCAACGCTATTACTTCTTTGCGCGGGTCACCGTTCATGACGATAAGATAGCAGGCGTAGCGAGAGAGTTTGTAGTCGAGCATCTCTTGTTTTCTGAGTTTTTGACCTTGCTTCCCGACGTCAGGAAGCAAGGTTTTATTAACCACGGGTACGTCACTGTATTTTTTGAGTTCAACAAAATTGCTCGGTACATCCTGTTGGCTAATCTTGCAGCTTATCATAGCCTGCTTGATAACCTTGTTGAAATTCTCCCATTTAGCGTACTGTAAAACGGGCATAAGCTCTCTGGCGTACCAAAACTCCGCCATAGGTTTGACAAATTCGACGAGCGTGTTTATACCGTCCTCGTCCGTATGCCTTATGTCGTCAAATGACTTTTGTCTATTGAAATCCATTATGATAATTCCTCCCGTTCAGCTTTTAGTTGTTTCAGTTCCTCGTTCAGTTCGATTCGCTTGTTAGGTTGCTTTTCGTTGTCGACCTTGCTTTGTAGCCTCGCGATATTGCGTTCTATCGCTGAGAGCCGCTTATATCTTACCACATAATCCGCTATGTTTTCCGCTGTCCTGCGTTGTATTGGTATAAACGCCTCCGCTATATCCTCGTATAGCTCGGTAAGCTTTGCGCTTCGTCGCTCTATGTTCAGCGTGTCGCTCCGTAAAAACTCTTTTTCGCTCTCGAACAGTTCACCTTCAAGCGTGAAATAGCTTTTGCCGTGCGCCGTAAACAGTATCGGATAGGGAATGGCTTTTTGTATGGCAGAAAGCTCGCACTTGTTTGCCGCTCCGCTCTTGAATACCGCTGCGAAAATTTGAATTTCGGTTATTTCGTCGCCGTGCCGAAAACCTGCCGTGTCGGGGCTTATCTTATAAAGCCACGTTACCGTGTCAATATCCGAAAGCTCCGTCTTGAAACGGTTTTTGGGTATCCGTTTATTAACTTTTGCGCTGGTTAGGTCAATCATGTTTCCTCGTTTAACTGCTCACCATTGCCGTGCATATCTGGCAGTTTATGAAATCCTATTGTATCAAAAATAATGTGTGTATTATCCTCGTACCACTTGCTCCATCTAAGCGGTTCTTTTTCTATAATTCTGTTCGCATTTTCGTAATTGAAAACCAGTAACAGCAAATCCTCAACCACATCGAAGCAATTCTCAATTTCATCGTCAAATATTTCGGAAAAATCCCACCATTTGCTGTGTGCTGGGTGTGCTGTAAAATTGTTTCTTAGCTCATAAAGGTTTTCCAATTGTTCAACATTCTTGATTTCAACCCTGAGATGATATTTTAGTGTATCTCTCCAATTAGTTTCCCCCGACACCTTTTTGCGCTTTCTCATATAATCCACGACAGCATCTACTACGCTCTGCAAATCAGTTATTGCACTTCGCCAAAAGCCTTCATTTTTTAACCTTTTTGCCTCAATATAATAGTAAACTATTCTATTTATGTCCGGGTCTAAGCAGTTGATTTTGTGTGCTATATCCCTTACACTTTCACCCAATTCGCTTTCTGAGTATTCCACATCATCAAAAAATTTTTCTATGCACGACTCGCGTTCTTTTTTCCAATCGCTATGTCGTGTATAACTACCTGACCTTTGGAAAAATTCTAAGCCTATGTCCTCGCAATATGATAAGGCTGCTAATATATTCAATTTGCTTGCCCTAAAAATATACTGCACAAGGAAGTGGAATTCACCATCAATAATTTCGCTTATATATTCTAACTTGCTGATTTTTTTCCATCCAAACCACCAATCCGGCACAGCGGTGGCTATTCGAAGTTCATCACCTACGGTTTTGCAAAATAGATTTTCCGCCTTAAATGTCAAATCAAAATCATGCAAATGCTGTATCCCCTCATCTTTGAAAATCTTTGAATACTCACGTTTCTTTATTTCTGCCAATGCTCTATCCAATGACCGGGAGAGTTCCTTCCTGTCGTTTTCTGTATAGCCAACACCGAGTGATTGACAAATTTTACTCTTGTACTTATTAAAGTTTGAATTAGCCATTACTTCACCACCACAAAGCATATAAGCTCGAAGTCATCAAGACCTTTTATGTCGCCCGTTAGGGCAGTAGTGCCGCCCGCCGTGAAAAGGCTGTCAATATCTTTTTCCGCTTTCACACCGATTATGCTGTCAACCGCCTTTTCAAGCAGCTTGCTATACTTGTCCATCTTGTAACCGTCTGCCGTGTCGCGGTTGAACGGGCGGTAAACGGATTCTATCGGTTCTGTTTTGCCTTTGCTTGCAACCCTAACAGCGTCAAGAATTTGCTTTACGGACAGGTGGGTGTGTATAATTTCGCCCTTATCGCTAAGGTAAACCAAATAATAGGGGTGCAGTAGGTTTTGGTTTTTTATGTTGACGCTCTTGTTGTAGTTTTTCAAAACGAAAACCACGCCCGACACAATGCCTCTGCTTTCGTCCTTTGGAATAACAGCGTGCATTCCTTTCGGGGCTTTGGTTTGTTTCCCATATATTTTTTTGAACTCAACCGCGTCCATACGGAACTCGTTAAGCCCTAAGTCGCTTATACTTATGCCGTTGTTTGCGTCCTCTAAGTCGATATTTTCACCTTCTTGGAGTTTCTTGATTTGCACCTCGCGGTAGTCGTCCATCTGGTCGTCGGGGTTCAATACATTGTCGTCTGCCGTTGCCGTCTGGTCTACTATCGTCATTCGGCTCTTTACACGGTCGGTCAGGTTTATGTACTCGTTAAGAGGCAACGGCGGCCAAAAGTTTATCAGCCCCACAACTTTGTTCTTACTCTTTAATCGGTCAATACGCCCAAAGCGTTGCACAATGCGGACGGGATTCCAATGAATATCGTAGTTTATGCAAATGTCGCAGTCCTGTAAGTTTTGACCCTCGCTTATACAGTCCGTAGCAATAAGAACATCAATATCCTTAAAGCTATCGTCAAACTCCTTTTTGTCAATCTTGGTGCTTAATCTGATATTCGGGTCTGCAACCGTTTTCTGCCACCGTTTCATATAGGCAAAAGCGGTATCTCGGTCTTTGCTTACGGGGGAAAACATTGTCAAAATATCGTTGGTGCGTTTAGGGTGGTGTTTAAGCGTCGTCTTGTTTTGCTGCCCCTCAACGATTGCGCTTTCTAAGCCGTGCTTTTCCTTTACCCACTTGGCGATATTATCGTATAGGTAGTGTGCCGTATCCGCAAAAGCCGAGAATATGAGGATTTTTTTGTTGCCTTCGTTCATGGGATTGGCTAATTTTTCGTCGATGATACTTTTTAGGGTTTGCGGTCTATGTCGGCATAGTCGATTTTAACTTCCTTGCCTTTGCTTGTTTTGGAAAGGTTCAAGCCGCCGTCCTCGTCCGCGTCGAACAATTCATATTCAAAAACCTTTCTTGATGCGGCGGCGTTCGGGTAAAGCGTTCCCGCGTCGAAACGGTCAAGCGTCCGTATCTCGTCAAGGTTTAAGTCGAGTATTCCGCGCATAGTCAGTCGGAACGCCTCGACGCTACTTTCCAATCTTTTGAGAAGATTGACCGCCATCAGTTTTTTCAAGCCCTTGTTTTGGCGGGAAAGTGTCATTGTGCTTGTCTTAAAATCCACGCTGAAACGACGCTCATATTTCTGAATTTGGCTGTCTAAAACATAATCGAATAATCCGTAAACCGCAAGGCTCAAAGATTTTATTGACCTGTATATTTCCTTGTATTGCGGCACATCAGTCCGTTTGGTCAATTCGGGGCTAAGTGAACGCGGAGGCAATCTGTCGGGAAACTTGCCGATTTCGCTTGTGTTGTAGTATTTGACGATGTTTTTGCGGCTTCTTGCAATCGTAACGCTGTCAAGTAAAATCTTAAAGTCAATGCTCAAACTGTCGATAAGGTCTTTGGTCTTGCGTTCGCTTGCGGGCTTTTTGCTCCACTCGTTGAAAGCCGCTTGCGCCCGCGAAAAAATGGTTGCTATGTTGCTTGTCGTATTAAGGCTTTTCTCAAAGCCGTCATAGTCCTGCGCATACGCCAATGCAAGTTGGTTTTTAAGGTCGTTATATCGGTTGTTGACAGGCGTTGCCGACAGCATAAGCACTTTGGTTTTCACACCCGCTTTTATCACTTGGTTGATTAAAAAATCGTAGCGTGTTTCCTTATCCTTTACGGGGTTGTTGTTTCGGAAGTTATGGCTTTCGTCTATGACCACTAAATCGTAGTTGCCCCAATTTACCGTAGCAAGGTTTCTGCCGTTGTGCGCCGTGCCGCCGCGCCCTAAGTCCGTATGGAATAAAACCTCGTAACGGATTCTGTCCTCGTAAAAAATGTTTGTCGTATCGTTTACGCTTCCGCTGTATTGTGTCCAATTCTCTCCAAGCCGCTTAGGGCAGAGAACGAGTATGCTTTTATTGCGGAGGCTGTAATACAGAATCACGGCAAGGGCGGTAAAGGTTTTTCCCAAGCCTACGCTGTCGGCAAGGATACAACCGTTATGCTTTTCAAGTTTGTTTATGATTGAAATAACGCCGTCTTTTTGAAAATCAAAAAGCATTTTCCATAGCTTTGTATTCTTGAACCCCGTTGCCTCGTTGGGCATACTGTCCTCGTTGAGGTCGTCCAAAAACTCCGTGAAGATATTGTAAAGGATTATGAAGTATAAAAATTCGGGGCTGTTTTCGTTGTACGCACTCGATATATGCTCAACTATTTTATCGGTTATATCGACAAGTTTTCCCTTGTCGTCCCATATCTCGTCAAAGCGTTTGAGAACCTCCCGCGTGGTCGTTCCTTCCGTGCCGTCAAGTTTTATCACCGACCGCATAAGCGCGTCGTCTTTCTCGTAGCCCAAGTCGGGAACAGTAAAACCGTTCACGCCGTGATAAAGAGTATTATCTACCGCTATGTGCGGTTGCATTGCGCCGCCGCTGATATTTGACTTGAATTTTGCCCTTGACCTTATCCATTCGGCACATTCTCTTGCGATTGCTCTTTGTGAAAGTTTGTTGCGAAGCCTGACTTCAAACTCCGTGCCATATATGCTGTTCTCGCTTATTTCGTTAGGCAGAAAAAATTCGCGTTTTTCTTTCTTTAATTTTTCGGCAATCTCGCCTTCTATAAAAGCGGGGGATGAAAATATAAAGCGCAGTTCCTCAATGCCCTCTAACTCTTTTTTCAATTCGTTGAATGCGTAAATAGAAAAGCACGAAGCCGCTATCCGTAGCTTGCTCCCGTTTTTAATCTCACGCTTTAAGTCGTCGCCAAGTAAAATTGTTTGGTTATCAATCAGCTTCACGCTTGCTCTCCTTTGCCATCTTTATTGTCAAAGGTTATTCCGTGCTTTTCACATAGCTTATCGAATTTGTGCATTACGAGTTTTGTCGCCTTGTATTGCCCATTTTCCCAACGGTTGATCGCTGAATAGGAAACACCGAGCAACTCGGCAAGTTGCGTTTGAGTTATTTGTAATTGACCTCTAAGTTCTAAAACTTTCTTGCTAAATTCCATTGCTATAACCACCTTTCGCAGTATGTCTTATATTATAGCACTTTTCTCTTTGGATTACAAGCCCTAAACGCTCGTTTTGAAAATAATTATTAAAATACCCATGAGTGTTGCTCACGGGTGCGTATCCTTTTTTCTTATCTTTTTCTCGCCTTTGCCGCTTAAATCGTATAAGAGGCGAAGGTGAATGGTGTCGCTATGTGCGCTATTCCTCAATCTCCCATAAAAGACAAGTATCGCTCTTTGAAACAAAATCGGCTATGCGGTCGGACTTATCGTTTACGCAAACTATGTCGCCCATGTGAAGCGTTTTTCCGTCACCTTTGCCCGCCCATCGGCAAGTGTCACAAATTTTCTTGGACTGGCTTTCTTTCGTGTCACTCATTTTCAGTTTCCTTTGTTTCAGAAATATCAATTATACCCTTGGGGGCGTTTTTTTTCTTTAAATATAACGCCGCTTGCGGAAGCGGATTTCTCATTTTACTGTTGTACGCCATCAGCATTGTCTCGGCATATCCAAGCGCACCCCCTTTACGCTCCGCAGCAGTACGTCCCAAATCTCTCAAGGACAGAGAGCCGACCTTTTCCTTGAATAAATCATCCCGCAAATCATCACCGAACGCGACTATCAAAAACATTATGCCTCGAAGTACGTTTGCCGTCAGCGAATTTGAATCGCCCTCCCACGCCCCGAAACAAAGTCGAAGTGTGCGGTCTAACGTTTGGTAGCCGTAGTTTTGAAATATAAATCCGAGTGTTCCGACTGCCGTAATGGTACCAGCCGTTTTTTTGTATGAAATAGTAAAGCCGTAATCTTCAACTATCGACTTAATAAACAGTTCCTCATCGTTTCCCGCCTCTATGCCTGCCTTGAATATATCGTATGCCGAAAGTGCTCGATTGTACTTTTGTTGCTTGGCGAAAATATCCGCCTCTGTTTTGTAGTCTAAATCGTTGTAAACCATACACCAAACGGGCGTGTCTCGCGAACCCGAAACGTACGCTACTGTTTCGATTGTGTGTTGTCCGTTAAAAACGTTGTTCATCCCGTCACGTCTGCTGACCCTGACGGGATTTATTTGATATAAATCGAAATTTTCCGCTATACGCCGAATATGAAATGCGGACAAATTCCTCTGGTATTCTTGGTTTGAAACCAAGTTATTTATCGGTATCAGCTCAAAGTTTACCTTTGGTATAAATTCACTAAAATCCATTTATTTATCCTCACAAACTGTGGCAAGCATTTTATCAGCAGCCGCTTTTAGTTCGCCCAACGCCGTCTTTATTTTTTCACGAGCAGTGTCCGAAATCTCGGAAAACTTTGTAGTTGTTCGTACTCGGTTTATCGAACTGACCCACGACGGCATTGTCAGAGCGAGGCTCTGTATCTCTGCGTTCGGGTCATATTCTGGCATTTCCTTTATCGCTCCTATCTGCATTTGCGCCAGTTGTACCTTGTTTGGTGTATTTTCTACCATCATGCCTCTCTCGTTAGTGTATCCCATATAAGCGTTTGGATTTTTTATCAAATCCACGCCAACGCGCTTTATTTCCTGTGGCGAGAGTCGTGCAATCTTTATGACGCTTTCTTGCGTAAGTTTAAGCTGCCCTGAAATGATTTTATCACTCAACTCGGGTGTCACTTTGGTTATTGTGTCAAGGGCTCTTGCATATCTGCCGTACCTAACCACTGTAGCAGGACCGATACGGTATTCTTTACTAATCTTTTCTCCGGTGTTTCGTGTATTTTCATCAAATTCTGGTTTTTTATCATTTTGATAAAAAACCTCCCCGATAGTGTATTGATTTATTCCGCTTGTGTTTCTTTGCTCGTTCAACCTCTTTTCCACCTCGTACCTCTTTCCTATCAAGTAACGCCGCGTTTCCTCAGATATATTCCGCCGCCCGAGCTGGTTGGCGCAAATCCATGAAATTGCGGATTCTCTGCTCTGAAAATCAATATTATCTATTGCGAATGGAATTTTGTGCTTGGTACAAATTTCGTAACGGTTGTGCCCGTCGATTATGGTTTCATCCCAAACAACGAGCGCGTCCCTGCAACCGTCTTGAAGTATATTTTCTTCAAGTTGCTTTCGCTCCGCCGCCGAAAGCGGCGAGATAAACCGTTTGAATTCTTCGTCCGTTTTTAGCTTATAATTTTTTTTATTATTTTGCATAGATGGTCTCCGTTTAGAGCATCGACTCCGAGCTTCCGACGTGAAATCTTAGAATATTCTCGCCGCGAATATAGTCTCCTTGTATCTTATATGACAGGCTCTCCTTCCATCCGCTGCTTATGCTCAATATATTTTGCATGAGAGCCTTGCTGTAAATCACAACCTCGCGTTTTCTTGCCGCCTCGGGTTTTAGCGACGGGACGCGGTGCGCACGTCTGTCCACACTGTCGCCATGCAAAACCACCAAAGTTCGTTCCACAGGGCTGACAAGTAAAAGAATATATGCGGGACTGCCTATCATTTGAAGCGTCGTCCGTGTTATTGATATTCGATTCTTTTTTAAGTCGATAAGTATCGTCGGTTGCATTATGTACCTCCTCTATTGTCTGTTGATTCAGCTATGCTGGTTGCCCCGTCAATCGACGATTCAGTCGGCTTTTTGTTATCAATCACGCTAATAACAGTGTAACCCTTGAAAACTCTCGCCTCCATCTGCCTGCGATGTTCCGCGACGGTGGGTCCAAACGCCTCTTTCCATTCCAACGGAAGTACGGGCGTCCGCGAGGCTCTATATTTTCCGTCGCCTTTTATCATTCGTGGGAACGTTAAGACCGAGTCAAGGTTGAAAACAAACAACACTTCGTCACCGCTCCTGAATATTCTGCCGAGTAACTTGTACCTGTAATTTGCAGTCCACCCCGTTAAATCCACCAATTTCGACATAAATTCTCTACCTGTGACTTGTTTTGGAGTCCGTTTTGCTCCGCGCGTACACCAGACAAAGGCTTCCTTCTCGTCTTCAAAACATGGACGTATCACTAAGTTCCGCTCCTCTTGGTGTATCAGGATTTGGATATATTCAACCTCGGGCAACCGCCTTATACAAGCCGTATTGACTGACACTATGTTGCCACAAAATGAAATTATCGGCTCGTTTATATGTGCAAAAAACTCGCCGCGTACCACTTGATACCCGTCAAAGCTGAATGTTTCATCGTGCGGGACTTCGTCGCCTACAATCTTGATTGCTCTTGAATTGGTCATATCTACATTTCCTCTTATTTCTGCGAAGTCTTTTTGCTCATTTCTCATACGTCGTATCTCCTTGCCTTATGCCGTCTACTATACTTTTGATATTGTCTGCAAGGCACTCGGGTGTTTTTATATTCAAACATAATTCGCTTTTGAAAGGTTGTCCGTCCGCCGTTATACTCCATATGCCGCCGATGTCTATCGCCGCCGTTTCCCGTGGTCTTGTTCGCTCGTAATGCCCAGTACCAAAGCCTACCAACATCGAATGAGGAAATGCCCTAACCGTTTTCCCTGTTGTAATATCCTCGTATATTGCACCCGCGGGAATGAATACTTCGGTTTCGAGCATATCAAAAACAAGCACGGCTTCGTTCCCTTTTTGCCTGCCTATGCCGCGTACCCGGTATCTGCAATCGGAATCCCAATCAAAAAGTTCGTACAGTGTGTTAAGAAATGCCGTGCCCTGTATCTGCCTCGGCAAATACTGGTCTCCCACAATCTTTGCCCATCGTATCGCGTTCCTGTTTTCTTTCGTGCATGGACGCACGGCGAGTAAATGCTCCGTCGGGTTAATAAGTATTTCGACATATAACGTATTGGTAAATTTTCGCAGGCACTCGAGTCCGAACCACAAAAATTCTGTCGAAAACGTCATGCTTTTGTTCCTTAATGTATTGAGAAACTGCGCCCGCACAACCTCATAACCGCGCAAATCGAAATTGCCCGAGTGCGCCTTTATATCCATTTGCCGCTGTATCGAATGTTCCCTATCGCCATATGCGGAAAGCGATGCCGCCCTGTAATCCTCCGCACGAAAAGCCGCCCAACGCGGATTCAGCGAAACAAAACCCAAGAGTGCACCCTCCGTTATTACCTTTAACTGCGGCAATATCCCTTTGTTCCCATATTTTGCGTTTGCAATAAGTCTTTGGACGGCGATAAAGTCGTCACGGGTTATTATGGGGTTATGGTGATTCCTTTTTCGCCACTGCGGCAGTTTGCCATTGTTTTTAAGCGACTTGTGGTTGCGAAAATTTGGAGTGTACGACTTTTGAGATAAAACGTCGCCGCAATGTCGTTCATTCTGCAAAATTTGTAGAACGGTTCCTGCCGACCAGTTGGTATTCCAAGCGATAAAGTTACCGTCTTTGTCTTTTATTGGTTTGTTTGTCCTTAGTCTGAGAGCCATTAGTTTTTGCGCTATTTCTGCACAGGTATACCCAAATAAGTACATGAAAAAAATAAGCCGTACCGTTTGCGCCTCTTCCTCGTTAACAACAAGATGACCATCCTCGTCCAAGTCGTATCCGAGTAGTTCGGGCGTCCAAGCAATCCCGTATCGTGAACGATTAACGTATGCGTCTTTTAATAAAATGCTCTTCCACTCGGATTCTTTTTCGGCGAATTGTGCACTCGAAACTAACGCCGATTCGCTATATTCATTAAGTGTGTATATATGCTCAAGCACAAAGTATACACCGACGGGCGGATTAAGCTCCGCCAATTTTCTTGTGTTTTCAAGACAAATCAATAAATTCCTTGCAAATCTTGAAACGCTTTTTACAATGATGAGGTCAATCTTTCCATCCTTGCAATCCTGTATCATCTGTACAAACTGCTCGCGTTTTGTTGTCGTAGTACCCGATTTTCCCTCGTCCGCGTAAATCTTGACTAACGTCCAATTAGGACGCGTTTTCACTAAGTCCGCGTAGATTTTCTCTTGCATTGCGAAAGACTGTGTCTGATTTTCGTCGTCGGTCGAAACGCGAATATACACTCCCACCCGTTTGGGAGAGTCGTCTTGGAAAATATTGGTGACAGGCTGTTCCTGCGCGGGAATATAGTCTATGTCGTCGGTGTTGGTGTTCCGATGCCGCTCCCATGCCTTTTCTTTTTTTTCCGCTTTGCTTCTCGGCGGTATGTAATCTTTATAATCTTTATTGTCTTGCACCCGGCGTCTCCTCTTTTGATGTATGTATTCTAATTCGTAATCGCCATAAATCTTATCATTTTTGAAGCCGTTGGGGCTAACACTATACTAACCGATTTTTTCTTAAATCCCCGTTTTTCGGTTACTTTAATACCCAAAATATTGTATAATACCTTTGTTTCGGGCATGATTGCGAAAATTGCCTCGCATCAAAAAACGTGACTAAATAATTTGAGAGGCAATTATGGAATATATCGACAAATTAAAAAAACTGTTTTATAAAAAAGGTTGGAGTTTTCGTGAACTCGGTTTGCGCTGCGCGCTTTCAGAATCCGCCGTCAAAAACATAATATACAAAAAGTGTGCGCCGTGCGTCCCGTCACTTGAAAAACTCTGTGCTGCGCTGGATATTTCTTTGCCCGAATTGTTTTGCGGAGAGGATAAAATAGTCCTTAAAAAAAGCGACGAGACGGTTGTCCTGTCCACCGCCCGCATCTTTTTACCTACTGAAGCCAAAAAACACTTTCTTCAATTCGTAAAAAGCCTTTGCGAAAAATAGGTCGCTATTGCGTCCTCATTTTTTTCGCCCGTTTGTTGAGCGGGCTTTTTTCGATTACTTTAGTCCCTGCCGCGAGGTTTCTCTATGGTCGCCCGCCCAATTTTTCTATAAATAATAAAATATGTCATCAAATAGGTTGCGCTTGTTCCAAATTATGTGGTATAATTCTATTGTAATAATCAAACGGGTTGCGCTTACTGCTCGTTGATTGTAAGGCGGCCTTAAACTGCAATATCAAATCGGTGCCGATTCGGACAACCTCGCAGTACGCATATCGCACCACTCGTTCCGCCAATACTTTTCTTCCTATTGGAAATATCCATAGGTAAATCAACCCCGTTTACTGAAAAAGGCGGCTTATCACCGTCTTTTTCTGTGTTTTCTGCGTCATATTTGTCAATCTCTATGTTATTTGCTCTATTTTCTTCTTCAAAACCGCTGTTGCCGTTTGCCTTTATCATAAAATCCTGCGCCGTTATCTCCAAATTTAGCCCTCCGCTTAACGGCAACGGCGCCAAATTTGCATAAATTTCCACCTTGTCCTTAAACACCAAAATTTTATTTATAACCACTGCAAGACCGTCTTTTTGGCTTCAAAGTCCCCGTTTGTCAAAGTGTCTTGGGCTTTTTTGTACACAAGCCTTAATTCGTCCTTTGCCGCCGTCAAGCAACGACTGATTTTGACAGCCGGTAAAGCTTAACCTGCGACAAAAGCTCGGACAGGCAAAGAATACTTATCTCCATTTGTTCGGCGACGTCCTCCGGCTGAAGCTCAAGGCACTGTTCAAGGCGGATTAAGAAAAGCTCAAGATAGGCTTCGAAGTCGTCCGCTTGACCCGCCGCAAACAGCCAAACGCGCGAAAACAGGCGCATGACCGGCCGGGAATTGTTTGCGCCGCCGGAATAACCGCCGTCAGTGCCAAAATTGCCGCCCGCGCCCGAATAGCCGGAATTACCGTAAACACCCGAATAATCGTAAGCGCCGGAATAACCGCCCGGACAGCCCCCTGCGGGCGCCATGCCGCCGCTGAAAGCGCCGGTGTCGTGGACGGGAAGCACAAGCAGCGGAGGGTCGGGCTCGCCTGTCCATGCCAAAAGGCCGACGGAGGCAAAAGCCATAGGCCTCCATGCCGACGGCATACCCGCATACAAATTCTCGACGCCGTAATTAAGCGCGCCGACAAGGGTTGCGGCGGGCCCCCCGTTTAACACCGCATATTGGTTAAAGCTGTAATTGTTGGGCCAAGAACTGCCGCCCCCATTCCCTACAGCATTAGCGTTTGCCAGATAGCAGTTATTTTTTATTTGGTCGCCGCTAAAAAGCCCGCCCACAATGCCGCCCTTGGGGCCGCCGACAAGCGCACCCGCGTTATAATTATTAAACACGGTGTTGCCGTAACTGCCCGCAGGCCCGTAAGGGTCCAAGCGCCCGACAATCCCGCCGACAAAGCCGCTCAGGGCGTAAAGCGCCCCCGTGTTGTAGTTGTTGGATATTTCGTTATAGTTGGACTCGACAAAGCCCGCTATGCCGCCGGTGTCAACCTCGCCCAGGACCACCCCCGCGTTAAAGCTGTTCGCTATTTTACTGCCGCCCTGAATACGCCCCGCAATACCGCCGGCGCAAAAATAACTCTCGACCGCCCCCGTATTAAAGCAGCCGTCTATCAGCACGTTGCCGGCATAATACAGGCCGCCTCCCGTGCTCATGCCCGCGATAAAGCCGGCGATGCCGCCGGTGCCGCGGAAGCCCCCGATATACCCCGCGTTATAACAGCCCGCTATTATGCTCGGGGTTATGATTTGCTGCTGGTATTCGTCCTCGCCCACGGCTTTTGACGCTACGCCCGCGATGCCGCCGACATTCCAATACCCCTGCACGGTCCCCGTGTTATAGCAGTTTATTACCGTACTGCCGTACATACTTCCCACAATCCCGCCGGCGTTGTCGCAAAATCCGCCGCCGATAAAGCTTTGCTCGACGCCGAGATTCCGCACAACCGCGTACTCTATGTACCCGAACAGCCCCAAATCGTAATAAAAATCGTAGTAATCGTTATCGTAATAACGGCTGTCGTAACAAACGCTTTCTATCGCGTAGACGCCCCTGACCGCAAAACCCCCGCCGTCGAAAACCCCGCAAAAGGGCGAACTTTCCGTCCCTATCGGCGCCCACAAATTTAAATCCGCGGTAAATTCGTCCCACTCGTCCCAGCGGTACACGTCGTTTAAGTAAATATTGTCCGTCAGGACAAAATACTCGCCGGCATAGCTGTTGCCGCTACCCACCTCCTGCGCCAGCCATGCAAGCTGCTCGCCGTAATAAAGCTCCCAGGGCGCGCTCTCGCTACCGTCGCCGACATTGCCGATTGTAAAATCCTCCGCTCCCCCGCCCCACGCGCCGTAGCCGTCATAGACCGCGAAAAGCTCTGTGTCGTCCTCTACCGCGGCGTTAAAGTCGTAGGGCTGAAGCTGCGCGTCCGCCGTATCCGTCCAATACTCAAACAGGCTGTACGGCCTTTTGGGGTCAAGCTCCGGCCT